AATGCATTTAATATTACGCAGTTTGCGTTAGGCGATGATGAAATTGATTATACACTTTGGAATCCAAATCATCCATTAGGAACTAATTACTACGGCGTTATTATTGAAAATATGCCAATAGTAGAAGCAATTCCGGATGAAACACAGGCATTACGATACAAATTAATTACATTGCCGAAACAAACACAAAACATACCAGTTGTAACAGTTGGTAACACTGCGATTACATTGTTAGCTGCTGGTGATACTGCAGCAATCACTCCTAATACTAGCAATTTAACCGGCGGTAATTCTAACCTAGGATATACTGCTATTTTAGCAGATTCAACCGTTGCTGATATTCAAGTAACAAGAGCATTGCAAAATTCAGTACTTCCAACTGCTCCTAGATTTATTGGTGATAATGAAGATGCACAAAGTGTAGCTGTAGCTGGATTCGAATTCCGTGTTGTAGCTAAAGCACAATATTTAGAAGATAAAACTACTACTATTACAATTGTTGGTAATGAAACTGGAGGTAGTGTAACAATTAATTTAACTGTTAAAAAAGTTACCGCAGTAACCACCGGTAGCTAATAAAAAGAAGTATATTATGATTACGAAAGATTTTATTCAGAATCTAAAACGACAAGCCAGACACGGAGGATTTCCATTAGGCGGTGGGAATAATCAAGGTACGACACAAGGTACAAGAGGTGATAGAAGTGATATTATATCCGCAACTCGTGTTACTGCAACAGAAAGTGCGGTTAATGATCAAGTACGGCAATTAGCTCAACAACTAGCAAATGAAATAATTTCAGAACAACAACAATCTCAACTTATTGCTAGAAATGGACGTGTATTTACAAAATTTGATGCATTGAATGATATTGTATCGAATCAAACTGAAGTAGTAACAGCTGGTCTGTGGACAGACGGAGTTGCAGGATTAACAACATATTATTCTTCATCTGCTGAAACTACATCACAACGTCGTTATTATTTAGATGTATATCAAGATACTCCATCAGCTGAAGGTGCTGCAGTGCAATTTTCAGTAGCATATGGCCATGCTTTAGGAAGTGGATCATCTGCACTAGGATTAAATGATTCTCCATCAAAAGCTATTTATTCACAGTATAAACAACTTCTTTTAAATTCAAATTCATCTAGATTTGTTACAGCTGGATCAGGTAGTACAGATTCTATTTACGTAATTAATTTTAAAAGAAATCGTTTAAAAGAACGTTTAGATGCAGGTAATTTTGAATTACCATTGGCATCAATTACATCTAGAGCAGTTAACGCAACCGGATCAGTAGTTGTTGGATCTACTGTTATTAAATTGATTGATGATTCTTCTATAGGTAGTGCTACGATTGGAGATTCTGGAAAAGTTTATAACATAGTTTCCGGTTCAATTACTAATGGTGTTTATAACTCAACAGCTCCGGTATATTATGGATTAGCATATCCAGACCATGGAGTATTGGTGCTAGATGGTAAAATGATGGATCAACAGTTGTCATTTGCTACAAATGTAAGTTCAAGTGTTGAAGGAAATAATCATTTTGTACTTTATCATTCAATTTCTGGATCTGGTGCTTTGTCTAATCAGTTCTTAGCAAGAAACTCTGAAAAGATTACTAGTACACATTATTTTGTACGTGTAAAAAATGCCGAATATAATTTTTCAAATAATCCTTCATATGTTACTGGGTCTGTAGGTCAATTAGCACAGACAACATTTGTAGGCGATCCTAAAACATACATAACCACTGTTGGTTTATATAATGATCGTCAAGAATTATTAGCAGTAGCTAAATTAAGTAAGCCGTTACTAAAATCTTTCCAAAGAGAAGCATTGATTCGAGTTAAGCTAGATTATTAAAATTAACACTGATTTTGACCCTGTTATATTTATATTAAATGTAGCAGGGTTTTTACTATCATGGCTGAAACAAGAATTATTAATAATGATACATATCAAGGCATAACACCTACAGTTTTTAAAAAAATTGATACAAGTGATGTTTCGGTTAATCCGTTTCAAGCAAATAAATTATGGACATTTTATTCTGGTAGTGCTACATCTAGTTTTACTGCATTAATCGGAACATATACAAACACATTACCAACTCCCAGTACTAGTTCTTCTTCAGACAAATCTATTGTATATTATTCAGTTAATCATTTATTTTACAAAAATAAAACACAACCATATAACAGTTTCGGGCCTACTAATCTAAATCAAACAAAGAAAAATTTATTCGCAACAGCATCGGTGTTTTCAATTCCTAGCAAACGAGTAGGTGAATGTATAAAACCAGAATCATTTACATACACAGGAACGGTTAGTTTAGCAGCCGATCGTTACGGAAATGTGTATGATACCGCATTTAATACGGCTTCAATTATTTCAGGAGTAACATATTACGAAGGATTTAATGAGTATTTTGACACATCTAGAATTTCATATACTTCACAAAATGTAACTTATATTCCTGGAGTAAAAACAACTACTGGTGCTACTAGTTCTATAGGATATGCGGCAAAATTTTCCGGCAATGGTTATATTCAAAATGATTTGTCTGGTTTTTATGACCGGGATCATGATTATGCAGTTTCATTGTTTATTTCCGGATCAAATGTTACAAGCAATAATCAATTGGTATTAACAAAAGCTAGTAGCAGTTTAACAGCACAATATCCATTTAAAATAGAATTAAGTGGAAGTAATCAGATTGTATTTTCAGTTGCAGGCGGAACCCTTAATAAAACTATATCATCTTCTACCATTGTTACTTCATCAAATTTTGCTCATGTTATATGTCAAAAAACCGGATCTAATCTTCAGTTATATGTTAATGGTGTTTTAGAAGCATCAGGTAGTAGTACCATGCTTCAACCACAAACCGATCCATTTATTCCTACGGCAAAAATTAATAATTCTGATCAATTAACTATAGGCGGATATAGCACTACGTCAGCAAACTTAACCGGGGTGTTGGATGAAATTCGAATATTTAATAAGGCATTAACATCTACAGAAATATCATATTTGGCAGATAGAACTCAAGGCGGAACTATGTTACAAACTAATGTTGTTGGTAATGTGTTTTCTAAACAAGGAATGATAGTAGTTTCTAGTGCCGATTATCGATATAACAATGTTTTAACTACTCCATTTACTGCAAGTTATCGTAGCACGGTTATGTTGTATGAATTAGGTGTAGTTGCTAGATTAGATGCCGGTGATTTCAATAATTCGCAAAATTATACATTGCTTAAGGATGATGAATCTACATATTATAATTTTGCAACTGGTAGTAATTTTGCACCGTATATAACAACGATAGGGCTGTATAATGATGCTGGACAATTACTTGCGATCGCAAAATTAGCACAACCAATACGAAAAAGAAACGATGTAGATTTAAACTTTTTTATACGGTTAGATTTAGATAAAAACATTTTACCAGGATAATTTTATGATACGTTTAAAACAACTTCTTTTTGAAATGACCGATCAAGAATTAAGTAAGATTGGCAGAAATATCGAGAGTAACCAATTCCGCTTCGTCGGTCAAGGTGATAATGGTCGAGTATATAAATTAAATGATAACGATTTAGTTTTTAAAATGACAACGAGTATAGACGAAATAGAAGTTGCTAAAAAAATTCAAAATAAAATTTCAGAATATTCTACATTTATTCCTGTGTACTATGTTGGAGATTTACGTGGCGTGCAAGCAGTATATGAAGATGTTATCATAATGTCAAATGCCGATAAATTGCCGGCTAATTTAAAACGAGGTATTGATCGCGTTGTCGAAAAATATCAACAATATTCATATGAGCAAGGTGGAGAAGTTTCTTTGTTTGATTTTGTTGATGCAGTTAAATTAAAACGTATTGATCCGGTCATTATAAATTTTATTAATGCATTACGATCTGATATAAATAAAATAGGCATACCGGACTTAGATTTAGATTTAGATTTTAAATCTAATAATATAATGATATGGAATGGTAACTTAGTAATGGTAGATTGGTAATATTTAATATTTATAATATATGAAACATAATATACTACATAAAATTATTAAATCTGTATTAACAGAACAACAGACTGTTAACGTTCCAGTTAAACTAAATACATATTCAGTCGACAATCTAACTCAACAGAAAGCGGAAAAAGCTGGAGCAGTTTTTTCATTTCGGGTTACGACAAAAGGCACGGAAAAGGGTACGGCGGCAGCACCACCGACGAGTGGGGTAGGAGATTATGAAGGAAATATAATAAAATCAACTGATGTTCCGTCGTCTCCCAGCGAACCGATTATGTTAAAAGCAATTCAACAATTTCTATCTAAAACTACATCTACAGATGTTTCAAAATATCTAAATGGTGGATATTGGTTAGTAATGACGCCAGATTTATCATCTAGGAAAAAATTTTTTCAATACATATTTTATGTATTTCCATATGATTTTATTAAAACACTAACAGATACCATTATGATTAATGATCCTGGGAAATTTACTCCTAAGGTAGAATTTTATATTAATAGTACGCCGGTTAGTCGTCCCGATGATTTTTATCTATGGAGACTTATTAAAATTCCTAGTTCAATAGATAAAGATGTATGGATTTGGGAAAATGGTAGTAGAAATATTGAAGATTGGTATAAAGTTATTGACAAATTAGAACTAATACATCTATTAGGATATACTGGCATAACTGCAGTACCTGGTTGGAAATCACAAACAATAGAGAAGATTAAAGCAATCTTTGACAATTTTTCGGGGGAAATACGTGGCAGATATGATATCGAACCACCAAGCTTTCTAGATACAAAAACCAAAGAGTTAAATGATTTTGAAATTCAAATAGGTGCACCTTTTGATCGGGCAGAAGAAGATAAAGACTATTATATGTTTGACGGAAAATCAGTTTTTATAAAAACTGGTAAATCTGGCGCTTTACGAAAGTATATAGGAAAATTTAATTTAGATGGTTCGGTAAAATTTAATGGTAGTGTCGAATATATAGAAAATGGAATGTTGGTAAATGGCGATGCTATAAATCTAGAAATTCTTAAAGATACATATTATACAGGATATATTAAAAATAATATGATATCAAGTGGGGAGTTAATTTTTTCGTTAAAGAATGAAAAGTATATCGGTATATTTGAACTAGTAGGAAATGCCCCAAATTTTACAATTGAATATGAAACTGGATTATTATATCGTAACGATGTATTAGTAGAAATTTGGGAAAAGGGTCGAAAATGGACATATGATAGATACGGTAGAGTTGCGAAAGATGATAGTATGTATCAAATTAAAGAGTTGCAAGAAGATATTATCAAAATGTGGAATAATAATATAGAATATGTAAATGCAAAAATTCCGAAAGATGCAAAAAATATGATTAATAAATTTGTTCAAAATGGACCTACGGGTATTTGGAATAAAGATATGGAAGTGATGGTATATACATTAAATGTAATTTTTGCTGGAGCTAAGGTAGATGGTTCTACTCCAAATGCTGGTTTAGAAATACAAGATGAAGAACGTAAAGAAATTATTAAATTTCAAACTAGTAATATAGGATCATGATATGTATACGTTAACTGAATATATAAAAAAATATTTAATAACTGAACAAAACTGGGGGGCATTAGAAAAAGGTGAAATTAAAGTAATACCGAAAACACAAGACACACAAACTACTAGTAAAACAAAACAAACAAAACAAACAAAAAGCGCTGGAGCTCCGATACCACCAGCTGATTTAACAAATCCGATAAATAAACCCGGTAAAATAATTAGACATAGAAGAGCAATAACTGATGTAATTAACCCTGAATTATTTCAAGATTTAGATTTAGCAGCAGAACGATCAAATATTGGAGATGTGCAAATTACCTATGCTAAAACTGGTCATGATCAGCATGTTAAAGGTAGTACCGCTATTAGTAGGCATTGGACCGGTAATGCTGTTGATATTACCCAGATTAATGGTGTTAAATATAGGGAAAATCCGCAACTATTTGCCATCCTAGGATGGATATTTGTTGAAGAATTAAAAAAACTAGGTTATAAATTCGGCGAAGGCGGAAGTATTGGACAAAAATCCTATCTATGGCAAACAATGACTGGGGGTAACCATTTTAACCATGTACATGTTTCTATAAAATCAAATGAAGACTGGTCTACTAAAGATTTAGGTGCAATAGACAAACCACCAGAAACCAAAAAAACTTCAGATACTTCAAAATCTGGCGGAACGGCTGTACAAGATAAATCTAAAAAAAGTAATTCATCTAAGTTATCCGCATATGTATCTAAAGAGCAACTATCTAAAATATTATCTGATGGACCTGGCCCGTATTGGAAACAGAAGCCAACGAAATCACAATTACAAATACGTGAACGTGTTAATGAAGCATGGGAAACAGTACAAAATATGATCACATACAAGCCGGAGAAATATTTTTGGAGATTACGAACGTGGTATAATGATGAAGAAGAGTTAGCTGCTAAATACTTAGATGATACGTATAACATAACTATACAGCAAAAATCTCATATACATCGCGATTTTTGGAAAGCACATCCAATTGATCGATACAATATTGCGTTATTAAACCGTGTTGTAAATATAGTAAAAAGTAAAATACTAGCAGGTGATTCATGGTCAAAAACTGTAAATTATATATATTATGAAAACAATAAATGGAACGTACAAAAACTTCGAATTAGATGGGATTACATGTAAAGTTATGAAAAAAAATCATTGGCATGGCGCTGCTAATAGTACACGAGCGGCTGCTTATAAATACGGTTATAAATCTGGATTAGAACATACGGTTGCTGATCAAATAAAATCTGCAGAATATCCTTTGAATTATGAAACAGAAACACTAAATTATATAGTGCCAGAACGTAAAGCAAAATATACTCCAGATTTTGTTTTTGTTAAGAAAAACGGTGATTTAATGTTTATAGAAACAAAAGGACGATGGACTAGTGCAGATCGTTTAAAAATGAAACATGTATTAATATCAAATCCTGGAATTGATATACGCATGGTATTTCAGGCTCCTACACAAAAAATTTCAAAAAACAGCAAAACTACTTACGAATCATATGCAAATAAATTAGGGATACGCCATGTTGCAAAAAAACAAATTCCGGAAGAATGGTTGTCAGAATGTTTGCGAGATGGTGAAGAAGTTGTTAATGTTAAAAAGTTTTTTACATAAACATTTGAAATGTGAAATTTTTTTAATACATTCAATGTAAGTTAATAGTATATTAATTTAATGATTGATTCAGTATTGAATCGATCGTTAGACCAGAAATGTAATGTATGTGTCTAACTTATATTATTAATTATTAATATTATAATATATTGGATGATTACTGAAAATTCATTATATTATAATTAATGAAAAATCTAAAGTTATTGCAATTATTAGAATCAGTTTTAGGTAAAGGTAAACCTACATCTGGCGATAACATAGCATTTTTTTCTCCATTTATTTCACACTATAAACCAAAGCTTGAAATAAATATTCAAACAAACCATGCTGGTGAAAACGTTTGGCATTGTTGGATATCAGATAAAAAAGGCCGGTCGATTACATCTTTGTTTAAACAATTAAATTTAGGCAAAGAAAAGTTTGAACAACTTAACCGTATCATAGAAAATACTAAGTATCGACAATACAATCAAGTAAAACAAGAAACGCCAACAATTCAGTTGCCAGAAGATTATCGACCTCTATGGATAAAAAAGAATACACCTGATTACAGAAACGCAATACATTATTTAACTAATCGAGGTATTACGATATTTGATATTATTAAATACCGAATTGGATATTGTGAGTCTGGCGAGTATTCTGGTAAAATTGTGATTCCTAGTTATGATGCTAACGGTCAATTGAATTATTTTGTAAGTCGAGCATTTTATAAATCAGACACCCAGAAACACAAGAATCCAAAGATATCTAAAGACATTATTGGTTTTGAAATGTTTATTAATTGGGCAGAGCCAATTATACTATGCGAAGGAGCTTTTGATGCAATTGCAATTAAACGCAATGCAATTCCTTTGTTTGGT